GCGTTTTTGCCGAGCTCGTACTGTCCGCCGTGCTCCAGGACCTCCATCAGGAATTGCTCTTGCTGGCCACCCCAGCCGACCTCGCGGGTCGGGCCGACGACGGCCGTCTGCGTGCGGCGGTCCCAGGCCGCGAGGACCGCCCGTTTCAGCCAGGTCGATTTCATGTGCGGCGGCTGGCCGGCCGGCGCCAGTCCGCCACGGGCTGGCATACTGTCGCGGGCTGTGTCGCGGATTGCGTCGGCCCCCGTGAGGAGGGCGATGCGGCGTGTCCGGTCCGCGGCGGCCTGGACCTTGGCGGCGTCAAACTCCGTGATGGCCCGAACGTCGATCATTTCGCTCCGCCGGCGGTTAGTCGCAGGACCTCTCTCCGGTGGCTCAAATAGAGCATCAGTGCCATGAGGATGACCTGGCCGACCGGGACGGCGCTCGTGTACTCGATCGCCTTCCAGCCGTGTGCGTCTGTTTCGACCGCGGCGGTGGCCTGGCCGGCGACGTTGGTCTGGCCGGCCTGCTGGGCGGCCTGTGTCGGCGCGGCGACGGCGCCGTTGGCCGGCTGTGTCGCGGCCGGCTGGCTGGCCGGCGCCGGAGCTTGCATCGTCTGTTGGGCCTGCGTGGCCGCGCATCCCGGGGATGCGAGAATCGGCAGCGTGGCGAGGGAGGCCCCCGCGACGAGGCATAGCCCCATCAGGGCGTTATAGTTCGTTCTCATCGTGCTCTCCGCGGTGTGGCCTCGATCGCGTCGCGGACGGTCTCTTTGGTGAGGGGCTCGCCCAAAATCACGAAGGTTGGCCGGTCCATGTTCATCACGCCGCTCTTGGCGATTTGCTCCAAGAGTGCGCGTATCTGCTCCAGCGTCCCCACCAGCGTCGCGCCGTCGAGGTTCATGATGGGCATCGGCGGCCCTCGTTATGGTGTCCCGGCCGGCTGCGTCGTCGGCTGCGCGAGCTCTGCTAGGAGTTGTGCGAGGAGGGCCTGTAGTGCGGCCGGGTCTTTCGCGGCGGCCTCGACCAGGAGCGTCTTGAGGTCTGCGTCCTGGTCCGCCGTGGTCGCGGCGTCGCCCTCGACGGTCCCTGTCCCGCTCGCCTGTGGTGCGCTGCCCGGGAGTCCGACCGCGATCGGCGTAGTGACTGTGGCCTTGGGTTCCTGGGTCGGTGTCTGCGTGACCGACGACCCTGGCGCGCTCGATTGGCCGCTGGCCCCGCCGGTGGCCTGAGCGCCGGATGAGGTTCCGCCTTGCTGTAGCGTCAGATAGACGTTCTGGTTGTAGCCGGCCCGCGTGTCGCGGACCGTGGCCCCGCCCGGTGTGGCGTCGTCGCCTCCGGTTTCCGGTCGGTTGCTGTCGCCGAGGAGCTTGCCCAGGTCGATCGTGGTCCCGCCTGGTGCGGCCGGGACCGCGTTGTCTCCAGGTGCATTGAAAATGTAGACGTAGCTATCGCTGCGGGCGCCCTGGGCTTGCTGGGTAACGTCCTCGCTTTGGGCCTGGCGCGTGGGCTGGACGTTGGGGGCCTCGGTGTTCTGCGCGCAGCCGATCGCAAAAATGGCGACCGCGCAAATCGCGAGGAGGAGGGTGTACGTTGTCGGTCTCATCGGGTCTGCTCCTGTCTTGGTTTCGTCGTCACGGTCCGGTCGCGTAGGAAAATGTCGCGGAGGATCGTGATCGGCATCTTCTCTTTCGGCCTGGCCTGGCGGCGCCTGGCCTCGTATGGGTCGAAATCGGCGGGCGTTAGTCGCTCCGCCTTGGGGTCTAGGTTGCAGTTCGCGATCAGTGCCATGATCGAGCTCGTGTGCTTCCATTCGGCCCGGCTGCGGGCCTCGGCCATCGCGACGAGCTCGCGGAGCGTCAGGGGTCCGGGGTCGACCCCGGCGATTCCGGCGAGCTCGAAGACGGCATCCCAGGGGCGAGTGCTTTCGCGATCGTCGCCTCCGGGTCGATCGCCTCGACCCGGGCCTGGGTCGCCGCAATCCCCGCTCGAACCAGGGCCGCCTGTTTCTGGATCGCGGCCGTCACATTGGTTCGGCGGAGCAGGCGGAAAAAATCGGCGAGCTCCTCCCACAGGGCATCGTTCGCGCCGGCGATCGCGTCCCCGCCGAGGGCCTGGCCGAAGGCGGCATCGTCGACGCCGACCTGGCGGGCCTGGGGCTCTACGATCGCCCATAGGACGTCGGCGAGGAGGACCAGGTCCGTCTGTAGCCGCGTCAAAAGCGGCGGCTCGCCGTCCATCAGGTTTGCCAGGTTGACCTTGGCGAGGCCCTGGACGCGTCGGATCGCGTCGACGGTGATCGCGAGCGTCCAGGTCCTGCCGGCGTTGTCCGTGAATTGCCTCATCCGGTTAGCTCTCGCTGTCGTAGAGGAGGCCGAGGCGGAACGTCCCGTCCGTGGTCCCGGCCTGGGTGAAGGTCACATGGGTGATTGCGTCGCCGGCGAGGGGGTTGGCGGCGGTGCTCTCGTCCCACCAGACGAAGGGTTCGTTGGCGACGCAATCGATCCCGAGCTCCAGGCTGGCGGTGGCGTAAAACTGCAGCCGGCCGCGCCCGCTGGCGACGGCCGCGATCGCGACGAGGAGGTCGGCGTCGACGTCGAGGGCATAAACCTGCTGCTTCGCGACCGTGATCGCGTCGTCCTCGGGCGGCAGGTTGTCGCCGGCGCCGCCGCTGATCGGGACGTCATTCCCGGCGACCGTGCCGACCACGACGTTGTATCGCCGTCCGCCCTCCCAGTAGAGGTCGACGACGTCCGCGTCGGTGATGCCGTGGCCGGCGCCCAGGATGAGCGTCCCGTCGGTGTCGTTCGTCCGGGTCGAAAGCGTCCCGGCCTTCGCGGCGTTGGCGACGTCATATTGGCCGATCTGGCCCGGGGCGGTCCGGTTGATCTGCGAATTCAAGACGACCCCGCCGATGTCGCCGGTTACTTTGAGGCTCGTGGTGAACATGGGTTCTCCTGTGTTTGGCCTACGTCACATCGGCCGGCCTGGGCTAGGTGCCTTCCTGCCAGTCGGGTGCGGTGTCGCTCAGGGTCGGCTTGATGCTCACGCTGTAGGTCGCGACCCCGCCCAGCGGTTCGTTCCTGGAAAACTTGAGGACCATCATGTCCGCGATCAGGCCCTCGCCGTACTTGTCGATGGCCTTGATCCCGATCGCCGTCCCCGCGAAGAACGCCGTGCGGAAGGCCGCGAAGGCGGCGTCGTCCATGTCGGCGATCATCTCGAATTCGATCGAGCCCTTCTTGAGGGCGGCGACGACGGCCTCCCAGCCGTTGTTGGCTCGGGTGGTAACGTCCGCCTCGCTGGTCTCGACCGTGACGGTGACGTCCTTGATCTTTTCGGCCACGACCCAGCTACCCGCGCCGCCGACGCCGGCGGTTTTGTAGCTGAGTTCGCATTCGAATCCGTAGCTGTAGCGCATGGGGCTCTCCTGTCCTGGGCGTCACGTCGTGGCGACGAGCTCCTCGTAGGTGACGCTTATCACGCTGGTAAACTGGCGGTATTGGTCTAGGTGCTGTGGGAGCCAGAGGGGGCTGTTCTCGATTCCGACCCAGCCGACCCCGGCGGCGAGGGCCTTGCCTCGCAGTTCGTCTTTGATCTGCTCGGTGATCGCCAGGAGGTCGTCGACCGCGGAAACGCTGGCGGTGTCGATCTTCTTCTGGACGCCGATGTCGATCGTGTAGGTGACGGCCTGGGTCCCCCGCGTGTCGGCTCGAATCGCCTCGGCTCGCGGGATGACGGTGATCGTGAGGTCGGTCACGTCCGCGAGGTCGTAAATCGGGCGGTGGCGGCGCTCGATCGCGGCCGGCTCGGGGAACCCGATGCCGCTGATCCGCGTCACTAGCAGGTCCGCGATGTCCGCAATCCGCGCGCTCATCAGTTGTCGTTCCCTGGTCCGGTCGGCGTGGCCTGTTTCCGCTGGTGGCTAAGCTGGCCCTCCAGGGTTGCCAGCCGGCGGTCGATCTGTGTGTACTCGGCCCGCATGGTCCGGGCCTCAATCAGGAATTCGTCCAGCCGCTTTTCCAGGGCTCCCAGCCGGGACGAAACGACCCCCCATTGGATCGCGAACGCCAAAATGGCTACTACGATAGGCCATTGTGCCGCGTGGCGACGCACGACGTCGGTGGTGGTGACCGGCTCTGTACTCATGGTGCCGCGGAAACCTGCCTTGTTTGTTTTGTGTGGACCCGTATCGCCTCGCGGTATGCGTCCGCCCATCTCCAGGCCGGTCCGCCCGCGACCGCCATGACCTCGTTCGTGTACTGCGTCCCGCTGTGGACCTCGTCGATCTCGTCGCCCACGACGGGCTCGCCGAGGTCGGCGATGTCCGCCGCGGTGATGATGAAGTCCCGGCTCTGAAACCGCGTGACGATGCCGTCGCTGTCCTGTTGCTCAAACGTGGTCATCCCAATCGTCGCGGGGACCACGAGCTCCGTGGCCCCGCGGCGATAGGTGACGAGCGTTGTCAGGTGGGTGCGGCGCTGGTCATCGAGCCAGGCCGCGCCGTCGGCGAGCATATTCACGCCGTGCTCCTGGCCTGGGGCTTAGGTGATCGGGATCGCCTCGATCACGACGTCGATCGAGCCCGCGGCGCTGAAATTCGCCTTGATTACGGTGCTCGCGGCGACCTCGGCCTTTTCCTCGATGATCTTCGCCCATTGGACGCGGGCGTCGTCCGTGGTGCCCTTGGCAATCGCGTCCGTGATGTCGTCCGCGCCGGCCGTGCCCCGGTGGAGCTTCACGTTCGCGGCGTTCGTGTCGCGGGCGTAGAAGTGGGCCTGGACGATGCGGCATTTCACTGGCGTGGTCGCGACCGTCTTGTCCTCGGCGCCGGTAGCGGTGACGGCGGCCCGCATGATGAACGGGACCGCGGCGGCGGACGTCAGGACCTTGAGGCTGGTCGCGTCGAGCTTGGCCGGCTCGAAGCTGTTGCCGTCCCCGATGAGGAGGTTCCCGGCCGTGGCCGTGGCCGCGTCGATGTCGCTCAGGTCCGCCAGGCCCAGTTGGCCCGCGACGACCGCCTGGAGCGACCGCAGGTCGACGTCGACGGTGTCCGCCGTTTCGGCGGCGTCCGCGACCGCGATCCCGAAGTAGACGTCGCTGCTGGTCTTGGTGATCAGGTTCCCGGCGGCGTTCCAATAGCAGGCGTCGCCGGCGGAAATCGCGAGTGGTTTCGTCTTGGCGCAGCGGAAAACGCCGCGCGTGGCGATGGCGCCGAGCTTGTTGGCGGCGATGGCCTGCGTCGCGACAAAGCACGTCGTCCCCAGGACCACGACCTCCCCGGCGGCGACGTTGCCGCTCGGGGTGTAGTTGATCGAGTTCCCGT